ATCAGCGCAAAAGTGTACCATGCGGCAAAAAGGGTGCTGATATTCTCCGCAAGCATGGATAACTTCCCGAATTGGCACAACAAAGAAGAATATCCCGAATGGTCATTGCCTGCATCGTTTATGCTTTTTTATCATTTGGGCCGTGATTGGGAAAAAGTACTTGCACATATCGGCATCGTAAAGGACACAAACTCATATCCTTACGATATTTTTCCACAAGAAATACAGAGGTCGCTATTTGAGGTCGCTAATGAGAAATCACTACATCCTGAATTCCTCGCAACGGCCGGCCTATGGACTATTTCCTCACTTGCCGGCAACTGCTTTACTTCCGATTTACCGGATGAAACAAAGAACATCTTATTCGCGCTTATGATTGCACCGGTATCAGTTGGTAAAACCCCTGCATTCAAAGCGATGTGCGAAACACCGTTAAAGGACTTGTTAGCAAAAGAGGATAAGGAATATGAGGAGGAGGTAAAAAACTGGAACCTGCAGCGCGCGGATGCCAACGCCAACAAGCAGCCATTTAACAAGCCACATCCAAAGCGATTCCATCCATTTGCCGTTGATGGCACCACAGAGGGTTATATCGGCTTAATGCAGGATCAGCAGGGCGGTATGGGTGTTTATCATGATGAAGCTGAAACGATACTTAATGCCGGTGCGCATAAAGCAAATAACGATGCCATTTCCTTCTTTACCCAATCATTCAGTGGTGGCCGTTATACGCAAATACGGGCCGACAGGTCGAAAGAAAGAGTTGTAAAGTCGCTGAATATTTCCCTGCTTATGGGAACGCAGCCATCCCGACTGAAAAACCTTTTCGGTGCTGACCGCATCCAGTCAGGATTCGCTTCCAGGTTCCTTATGGTGCAATCCGATTACATTAAGTTGCAGGAAGATGTGGATCCATTCACCCCAACACGGGCCATGTGCCAGGAGTGGAGCGATTTAATCTTTGAACTATACAAACACAACAAGGAGTTCAGCAAAGGCGACAACCCACCCCGTAAAATTATAGTAACGGATGAAGCAAAGCCAATTTTAACAAAGTATTATAGGCAACAAAGAAAGGATGCCAATGACAGGAAAGCTAATTCGGTGGAGGACTATGTGATGGGTACTGAAGCGAAGATGTCAGCGTATTACTTCCGATTCTGCCATCTTATAGCCATCATGCAGAATCCAATGGTACCTGTTATAACTACAAAGGTAGCGCACCAAGCATGGCAGTTATACCGGTGGTATGCTGAATCCACTATGCATATTTTGGGTAGTATCTATGAGGAAAATGAATCCGGCCTTCCTACTGATCTCCGATTACTTGTTGATAACTTGCCGGCAAAGTTTACTACGAAGGAAGCAGAGGCCATTTGTGTACGGTTGAATATTAAGCCGGTAAGGTTTAAGAACGCTATGAGAAGGCAGGATTTCGCCAAAAACTTTAAACGAGTCAGTCATGGAGTTTATGAAAAGATGTAACTTTGTTCTGATTTCATTATCGGCCAATGCTGCAGTTGCGACCTGCATCACACCCCTCAAACGAGGGGTTTTTTTATACGTTTAAGGGTATAAAATCTACCATAGGCAGTACCATTATATCATATCGGATATAAATTTTACCCAACGAAATGCATGAATTTTTCACAAAAGTTCAGCCAAAAGTTCGATTCGTTCACCAAGTGAACTTTTGTAAGTCATTGATAATCATTGGCTACAATGCCAAAAGTTCATTCGTTCGAACTTTTGAGAGATAATAATAATTATATCTCTTTATATTACCTTATTACTCTATAGATATAGATAAGTGAACGGGTGAACTTTTCGAACTTTTCGAACCAATCGCTGATAATCAATGAGTTACAAGGGTAAAATTGAACGAATGGCGAACTTTTGCCGAACATTTGGTACTTTCGGGTGGTTATGGGTAACTTTGTGGCTAAATCTAAATTAGAATTCGTTAGATGGCAAAGGGAAGGAAAACAGGTGGAAGGGTTAAGGGTTCCGTAAACAAGGCAACCAAAAGCATGAGAGAGCATTTTGCTGAAGCATTTGATCTATTGCAGGAACATGAAACCCTGAAGTTATCGAAATGGGCAGAAACAAACCCAACAGAATTCTATCGCCTGGCATCGAAACTCATCCCGACAAAAGTGGAGGCGGATATTCAGCAACCCGTCCAAACCATTATCCAAATTATCCCCGACCCAAATTCAGCACCAATTGCCGATTGAGAAACTTTGTTCAGGGTGTGGAAAACATAAATGCCGACTTCAGATGGATTTCAGCAAAGAATTTTGTTATCTTTGTATAAACCGAACCGAAAACATGAAAATACACTACAACTTCGCTACACGCAGTAGGCCAACAAAAATGACTGCTGCCATTGCCACCATTAAGGCATACTCACACAAAGCAGATTACACAATCGGTATAACGGTTGATGATGATGATGATGTAACGCTGAATAGTACCCATTACCTTGAACTGCAACGGGAACCGAATATCTACTTCACACATGGCAAAAGTGAAAGTAAGGTACACGCTATCAACAGGGGTATGGAAGGATGGAAGGGGGATATAGTTGTGAACATGTCGGATGATATGAGATTCCTCATTCCAGGTTATGACATCAAAATAATCAATGCTTTCGCTGACAATCTTGACCAATTCATTCACTTTCCCGATGGCAGGGTTAATCACCTACTGCCAACAATGAGCATAATGGGTAGGACTTACTATGAGCGGTTCAACTACATCTACCACCCACAATACTTCTCTTTGTGGTGCGACAATGAGGCTATGGATGTTGCGAAGAAGTTAGGGAAGTGGAAATATGTGCCGGAGCGCATCTTCGACCATTACCACCCTGCTTGGACTGGAGAACCTATTGATGCCCAGTTACGGCACACGCAGGGTTACTACCACATTGACGAGCAAACCTACATTAAGCGGTCAGCCGCCGGATTCCCAAATGAGAATGTATGACACCGAAAGAAAAAGCTATAGAGTTGGTTAGCAAGATGTATAATGTAGAGGGTGGTGGCACAGGTATTGTTGAAAAATCAAATTCTTACTTTCCCAATGGCTGTGTTCACTGGTATGATTCCAAAAAGTATGCCTTAATTGTAGTAGATGAGATATTGAACACTCAATGGCAGTTTAGTATACTTTCAATGTATGGAACGCCATTTAATTGTTATTGGCAAGAAGTAAAAACCGAAATCGAAGCACTATGACCCTATCAATTCTAATCTGCACCATCCAAGGCCGTGAGGGTTATCTTACCAGACTATTGCAGGAATTAGTGCAGCAGAAAGCACGGTTATCTAATCAGCTAACTGATGAGGTTGAAATCATTGTTGAATCGGATAATGGTGCCATGTCCACAGGGCGCAAACGGAACTATCTCATAGGCAAGTCAACAGGCAAGTATATTGTATTCGTGGATGATGATGATATGATTGCACCCACCTACATCGCTGACATACTTGAAGCAGCACAACAGGATCCCGATGTTATCGTATTTAACGGAATAATGACCACCAATGGCAAGGATGAGCGGAAGTGGTACATAAGCAGGGAATACGGATATGAGGCGAAGGATGGGGCTTATTATCGCTATCCTAACCACATTGTACCTGTACGCAGGGAGATTGCCGTGAAATTCCCATTTCAAGACATTAAGATTGGGGAAGATTACCTGTACGCTACTGCTATGCATAATGCAAAGGTTTTGCAGACAGAGGTCAAGATTGAAAAGGAATTATATCACTATCAGTTTAGAACGAATAAGTAAGTTATGGAACTATATTGGTGCCGACATTGTAAGGATACTAAACAATTGCTTAATAAAAATGTAGAAAATGGTGTACAAGAATGCTATTATTGCAAAACAGAACCAACCCCACCACAACCCTACTACCACTCCGGCACCTATGAAGCCATTAACGTTATCGAAGCATGGGGGTTGAACTTCTCGCTCGGCAATGTAATCAAGTATGTTGCACGGGCGGGGCGAAAGACTGACAATCCGATTGAGGATTTAGAAAAAGCGAAGTGGTATATTGAGAGGGAAATTGAAAAACTAAAACAGAAATAACATGGAACAAAAGACGGCGGTGGATTGGTTAATAGACCAAGTAGAAGATTTTATTGGTTTAATACCAATAGATATTATTCAACAAGCCAAAGAAATGGAAAAGCAGCAGATAATGGATGCGTTTGACTGTGCATTATTTTTTTCC